TTATATGACAAATAAAGGGATTGAATTTAAATTAGATTATCAAACTATGATAGATAGTGGTATTAGCTTCTTTTTACAGGAATGTTTAGATGAAAATGTTGAAATAAATTGGTTAAAAAAAGAAGTAAATTTAATAGATTGGTATAAAGATAAAACAGTATACGATTGGTAAAGTTAATTATATTTGATTTAGATGGTGTATTAGTGGAAGCTAAAAATATACACTATAAAGCACTTAATAAGGCATTAGGTACGTATGCCATTACTTGGAATGAACACTTATCAACTTATGATGGGTTAAAAACATTTCAAAAATTAGAAATGTTAAGTAAAGAAAAAGGTTTACCTAAAGAAGACCATCAAGCAATTTGGAAAAATAAACAAAAAAATACTTTAGATATGTTAAGTGATTTAGAAATAGATTCTAATTTATTATACACAATATCTAGACTATCGGATGAGGGATATAAAATTGCATGTTGTTCTAATTCTATAAGAAAAACAGTATTAACTGTGTTAGCAAAATTAGGTTTAATTGAATATATGGACTTAATTATTTCAAATGAAGATGTAGAAAATTCCAAACCACACCCTGAAATGTATTGGCAAGCTATATCTAAAATGAAATGCTTACCAGAGGAAACTTTAATTATAGAAGATTCACCTTATGGATTACTTGCAGCGGCAAGAAGCAAGTCGTATATTTTACGAGTTAAAAACCCTCAAGAAGTAACTTACGAAAATATTATAAATAAAATTAATCAAATACAAATGGGAGATAAACAAACAACACCAGCTTGGAGAGATGAAACTTTAAATGTATTAATACCAATGGCGGGTGCCGGTTCTAGGTTTGAGAAAGCTGGTTATACATTTCCAAAACCACTTATTGAGGTAAGAAAAAAACCTATGATACAAGTGGTAGTAGAAAATTTAAATATTAAAGCAAATTACATTTATGTAGTTCAAAAAAAGCATAGAGAAAAATATAATTTAGATGCTTTATTATCATTAATTACCCCGGGATGCAAAATTGTAGAAACTGAAGGTATGACAGAAGGAGCTGCATGTACAGCACTATTAGCTAAAGAATATATAGATTCGGATGCACCTTTATTTTTTGCTAATTCGGACCAGTTTGTAGAATGGGATTCAAATGAATTTCTATATAAAATGAATGAGACAAACGCTGATGGTGGTATTGTTACATTTGAAGCAACACATCCTAAATGGTCATTTGCTAAGATAAATGAACAGGGTTTAGTTACTGAAGTAGCAGAAAAGAAACCTATATCAAATATAGCAACGATAGGTTTTTATTATTGGAAAAATGGTAGTGATTTTGTTAAATATGCCGAACAAATGATAGATAAAAATATCCGCGTAAACAACGAATTTTACGTATGTCCAGTATTTAATGAAGCTATCGAAGATGGAAAAGCGATAAGAACTTTTGATGTTAAAGAAATGTGGGGGTTGGGTACACCTGAAGATTTAAATTATTATCTAGAAAATTATAAATGATTTTAATATCCCATAGGGGTAATATTAATGGTAAAAAACCTAATTACGAAAATAAACCGGAATATATTTGGGAGGCTTTACGTAAAGGATACCATTGTGAGGTTGATGTTTGGTTTGTAGATAATAAATTTAAACTAGGACATGATGGGCCTACATATGATTTTCCCCATGAACTTATAGAACATCATTATAATAGATTATGGCTTCATTGTAAAAATTTGGAAGCTATAACTCAATTTAATACATTAGATAGAATTGGATCCAGATTTAATTATTTTTGGCACCAACAAGATGATGTAACACTAACATCACAAGGTCATATTTGGGCATATCCAGGTAAACAACCATTAAAAAATAGTATAGCAGTATTGCCTGAAAGAAATAATGATGATACATCACCATGTAGTGGTATTTGTAGTGATATTATAGAAAAATATAAAATATTATGAAAGTTTTTGATTTATTTCCTACTAAAGTACTTACAGATACAATAGATATACCTAATGATTACCTTGATCAAGTTACAGACAAAATACTTGATAAAGATAATTTAGTAAGTATAATGCATTCTGATAAAGATTTTATTTCACATGATCAACATATCTTAGATAAAGTACCACTTTTAAAAAAACAAATTACAAAATATATTAATTATTATGCCTCAATAATTAAACTAAAAACGGTAGAATATCAAATTAGCTCTTCTTGGGTTTATTTAAGTAGAAGAGGTAATAGAAAAGGAAATTGGCATTTACATATTAATAGTAATTTAAGTGGTGTTTTTTATTTAACTGAGGGGGCCCCAATTGTTTTTACTAATTATGAAGACTTACAAAAACAATACCCATTTTATCCAGGGGATGGTAAAAATGGTGATGAAAGTGGTGAAGAATTTATATTACCGATTTACCCTAAACAAATTGTTATATTTCCTTCTTATTTATACCATAGTGTAAAAGAACATGAATTTGATAAAGAAAGAATTAGTATAGCTTTTAATGCTATTCCTTTAGGAGAAATAGGAGATGTAACTTCAAAAATAACAATAAATAAAATATAATGAAATTAAGCGCAGTAGTAGTAACAAGAAATGATGATTATGGTGGTAATTTAAATGATAGAGCCACTTATTGTTTAAATTCACTAGTAAATACTTTTAATGAAGTAATATTAGTTGATTGGAATTCACCTAATAATAAACCCCAACTTTGGGATATCCAGGATAAAATAGATTTTAAAGGTAATTTAAAACATATAGTGATTACTCCCGAAATAGCCTCTATGTTAACTAATAATGACCCACATGCTCAAGTATGTTGCGAAACACTAGCTCGTAACATAGGAATTAGAAGAGCTACTGGTAATTATATTGTATCAACTAACATAGATGTAATTGCACCACGCAGAGATCAGTTAGAACAAATAATTAAAAATGAATTAAACGATAATACATTTTATACTATATCTAGAAGATACACTGATTGGGAACAAATTGAAAAATTTCATGGTGGAGAAAGAAAATATCAAGATTGGGAATCTCTTAGAGATTATTTAATTGAAAATAGTGAAGAAAGAACAACCGGCGAATCAGTAGTTGAGGGTGATAATTATAGTATTATAAATTGTTGTGGTGATTTTCAATTAGCACATAGAAACATTTGGCATGAAATACGTGGATTTGAGGAAGAACTTATTTATGTTTTATATAGTGATACAAATGTTCAAAAGAAAGCTATAATGCATGGGTTTGATCTTAAAGCAATTTATTCCCCAGCCTTATTTCATATATTCCATGGTAAGGGTGGAGGTGGGTTTTTAGATGGCATTAATAGAAAAGTAAATGATATGTATAGAGCAGTTACAGCTCAAGAAAAAACTGAAAATGCTGATACGTGGGGATTTGAACCTATTAATATAGAATATGAATTATTGTAATGAGTTATAAAATTTATACATCGGATGTTATTAAACAAAATCATTTTTTGTTTTTAAAACAAAGTTATTTAGCAAATAAAAGAATAGTTAATTATTTAAATTTAAAGGATCCAACTTGGGATTTTAATAAATATAATTTATTTTGTGTTACATCTATGAGTAAGATATTTTATAAATTATATAAAGAATTGAATGTTTATATAAGAGATTTTGTAGGAGACGATAGAGCTTTATGGATAAATGCATGGTTAAATTACCATCAATATAAAGAAACAGAAAAAAAACTTCAATTTCATAATCATAGCTCCGCTTACCATGGTTATGTTTGTATAGATCCCCATGATACAACAACTGAATTTCAAGGGGGTTTTAATATAAAAAATAAAATAGGACAAATATATTTAGGTCCTGGAGGAGATGATAATAAAGATTATTACCATAGAGTTATTAATAATTCCTATTATTCTAAACCCAGAATTACTATTGGGTTTAATGTAGCTGATATTAATGATTTTATAGGACATCCTATTTTTATTCCTATATTTTAATATTTATAGTAAATTATTTTAATGGAAAAAGTACAATTAACAGATATTTTAGAGGGTGATTACACAAAAGATGTTAACATAACAAATGATACATCTATGTATAATCCTTTAAATGAAGATGATCAAGATGGAACTTTAAAATACACTACTAATATAGATGGTAGAGGGTATAAAGTTAGCTTTGATGTAAATAAAAATCCAACCAAAAAAGGTATTAAAGTTAAATTTTTTCCATTAGATGACAATGGTAACGAAATTGAAACCCCCTCTCCAGAACAAATAGCACAACTTCAAAATGATGTTGCTACAAAATTAGCTCCTAAATTTAATGAGTTTAGACTAGAATTTGATGAAGATGAAGATGCTCCAGAACGTAACGTAGCTGCTTTCCAAGTACCATTATCTTCATTTGTTTCGTTTGTAGCAAATGTAGTATTTAAAAAATAATGGGTAAAAGAAAATTATTAAACCTTAAAGTTTTAGGACACTCTCCTAAACTACTTAACGAATTTATAGATCAAAATAAATTTTATATTTTTAAAGAAACTTTTAATGGTATAAAACACGCTATTAGAAAAGATAAAGATATAGCCGAAATATGTAGTGTTAATTCTGATACTGCTATAGCTACTATAGCTAAAAAAGATTGGGAAAATGCCCTTAGCTCATCTTTAGGGTATTTTGAATCACAAGATGAATATGAAATGTGTGGCGATATAAGTTACACAATTAAATTGTTACGAAATGTCAAAAGATCCACTAAACAATCTGAAACAATCTCTGGATCAGTTGTTACAAGCTGATACTTCTGTTAAAAGAAAAAATAAACAAATATTTGAACAAAAGAAAGATTTATTTATTAGTTTAATAAATCAATTTGAAATATCTATTACTAGATCTTACTTAATGGAAAAGGATTTTAATGTAAATTTATCTAAATATGATGAAAGTTTTCTTCAAATAATTGATTCTTTATTATTACTTACTTTCGGTAAAGAAGTTTATGAAATATTATCATTTTATTTTTATGAAAGATATAACCCAGATGGATCCAAAAATACTTTAACAATTGAAGAAAGTGGAGAGGAAGTAGATATTAGTACTGCTGAAGACCTTTTTCAAGTAATAGTAAATTTAAAACCAAATATTTTTAATGCCAAAGGGTAGACCTGCTAAAATAATAACTAAAGAGCAATTATTACATGCTCAAAAAATGACTAAATCTAATATGAGTGCAGCTCGTTTTTTAGGTATTAGTTATGAACATTACAAACGTTATGCTAAAAGTTATATTGATGAAGAAACAGGTAAAACTTTATTTGATAAACACCTTAACCCAATGGGTAAAGGTATTAGAAAGCATTTAGGTGGTAAAGATCCCGATTTAAAATCGTTAATGAATGGAGAATTATTTGTTAAATCTTATAATTTAAATAAATATAAAGATAGATTAATACAAGAAGGGTATATAGAAGAAAAATGTAATAGTTGTGGGTTTAATGAACAACGTGTAAATGATTATAAAGCACCACTTCTAGTTCATTTTAAGGATAAAAATAAAATGAATTGGAAAATAGAAAATTTAGAACTATTATGTTATAATTGTTATTTCTTGTACATTGGTGATGTGTTTAATGAAAAACAGGTGAAACATATAGAAGAAGATGCGCCCGTTACGAAGGATAATCAAGTAGATTGGGAAATGGATGAGAATATGTTAGAACATTTTAAAGAAATTGGTTTAGTAGAAGATGAAGAAGATGACTTTATTGCGCGTATATAATATATTGTTAAAAACGAAAGGGCTCATTTGAGCCCTTTTTTTATTTTTCTTAAATTCTTTTTCCAAAGCTTTTGAGCTTCTTCTAATGTAATTTTCTCTGCCTCTAGGGCAGCTTTAATCTCGAAGTATTTAGATTTTTGTAAATATTCGTACTGTTTCTGTTTTTGCTCTTTAGTGAGCTTATTTCCTGGATTAGTATTACCCAATACACTTTGTGAAATCATAAGTGCAAATGCCAATAACATTCCTGCTAATACTAATCTTACTTTATATATTATAGTCATCGTTCATAAATATATAAGTAATAGTAAAGTCATATATATTTTTACAAGAAAATTTGGCTACCCCGGCTATCTGTCGTATATTTAGGGCATAAATAAATAAATAATTAATTAAAACACAAAGGTTATGACACATTTAGAAAGTTTACATTTAAGATACAAACAATTAGATCAAGAATTAAAAGCTCTTGAAACAAGAGAAAATAGAATATATTACAGAGGTGAAAATCAGAAAAAGTTAATGTTAAAAAAAGCATTTGAATCTTTTTCTAATGATAAATTTGATATAGAAACATCAGAAACAAGAGTTAGTCTTGTTCCTAAAGGTGATAAATACCATACTTTAGTAGAATATTTATTTGATACAAGATGGAAATCAGAACATGGAGAAAGAATTGAATATAGTAAAATAAATCACAATGGTAGTTACTTTTATAATAATCAGGAAAATAGACCAAATTTTAATCAAGCATTAGTTGAAGCTGAATATAGAATGGCATTTATAAGAATAGCTGTTGAGAAAGATAAGCAAATCCAAGCTGATTGGTTATTAATTGATGATAGATATGCTCAATTAACATCAAAGTTTTGGGATAGTAAAAGAGAGCTTAGAAAAGCTATAAGTGAGGTTTCATTAGATATTAGTAAGTTAGAAGAACAAGCTGAAATGGATAAGCTTGAAAATGAAAATGGTATTTCATTTGAAAGTAAAAATGATTACTCATTACCAAGATTAGATGTTAGACATGATTGGGAAATTAGCCAAATTAAAAACATAAGAGTTGTTGGTAAAACTCCAAGTGGAAAATCAGTTGATCTTCAAGTTACTAAAAAATGGTCTAGATATGATAATGAAAAAGATCAGTACATTGATGAAGATAAAGTTGAAGTTTTTGCGAAAGTTAGATTTGATAAAGTTAAAAGTTTATTAAGAAACGCAAGATACAACGAATTGATAGTAGAATAAGTTATTTATTAGTTAATTATTTTGTTTATAAAGGGCACGCAAGTGCCCTTTTTTTATTCTCTTATTATACTTATTACCGGTACCCTTCAAGTCAAGACAGTTATCTCATGTCTAATTAACCAAAAATTAATATGGATTTTTTAAAAACAATGAACAATTGGGTTAACACCCTAACTACAACTGGTGTTGGATTAGTAGCACTAGGAGTTGTTTTAGAAGTACTTTTTAAAGGTGCAGTTATCCCATTTTGGCCTGAAGTATCTGTGGTAGATAATATCATGGGCATTTTAGGTTCCTTAAGCAATGAAGGACTATTAGGATTAGTTGGTGCGTTTGTTCTGTACCATATCCTAAAGAACAAAAATGTATAATTTAGTAATATAAATTTTACAAAAAAGGGCGCGTAAGCGCCCTTTTCCTATATTTATTTACGAAGCGGAAAGTATGTCTAAATTAATTTTATTTATATTAATGACATTGCCCTGCTTTATAGTAGGGCAAAATTCTATTAGCATTGAACCAGTTACTAACGACATTGTAATTGGTGATTTAGCTGGTAATAGAGATTTGGCTTTTGGTGTTCAAAATATATTAGAAGAAGTAGTACAGGATAAAGATTATGATTTAAATCCTAATGCTGAACTAAAGTTAAAAGTTAGTTTATTATTTTTTGATATTAAGAAAACCAATTTACAAATAGCTGTTTACTCAAAAAAGACAGATATTTACCAAATCTCAGCTAGGGCAACTTTATATAAAGGTAAGAAAAAGAAAAAATCAGTAACTGCTACTGGTGAGGCAAGTGAGGTATCTACAGCAACATTATTAATAGATGAAGGCGGACAATTTTCCCAGGCAAATGTTTCAACAGCATTAAAAAAAGTTGTAGAACAATTAATTAATAAACTAAAACTATGAAAAAATTCTTAAGTATGATAATTAATTTTTTTGATAAAATTGATGATGATTTAAGAGAGATGTATGGAATTAGTAATAAAAATTTAGGAAAGAAAAAATGAGAAAACTCATAACATTATTATTATTAGTACCTTTTTTAACATTTGGTCAATCATCTGGCGATGGACTAGATATTGATTTAGTATATAAAGGTATAGTTGGGAATACCGATCAACC